CACCATCAATCGAGTACGGCTCGCCGGTAAACACCTCTAACTGTTCGCGTTCATCCTGTGGCATATTGGCGCATACTTTTAAGAAATCCACCATCCAAGGGTCGGTATAGACTTTTATCATCCGAGTGCACCTCCCGAATTGCTCGGCACAGGTTGATAGTAAATATTAGCAGCCTCGAAACTCCAAGCGTTTGCGCTAGTGGTACTACCTGTAAAGGTCAGAATAGGCGAATAACTCGCCGCATTTATCGGAAGGGCTAATGGCTCGCCCGGCACTGTGTCATTAATCTGTACAAAATATGGGGTTGTAACGCCGGTTGAAGTGGTGAAAGTCGCACTATCCACGAAAGTAGATACGTCATTCTGATTGAACGCTACTTGTAACGAGCAATTGCCCGTACCTACAAGATCAATGCCCACCATCATTTTATTGATGCCTATAGAGCCTAAGTCAAGGTAGGGCCATTGCATCACGCCGTTGAATGGTGTTGGTGTGGCGGCAGTCGTAATGGTGTTTGCGTCATCTACCCCAATAGCTTGTGCGCTTATCTGCCATACTAAATTATTCGCTGTTCGCAGATATAATAGTCCGTTCTGTAACGTCCAATCAGTTATGACTTGCGGGAAAATATATCTACTCCAGGTTTTTTGATTGGAGCCGTTCATTGTCAATACGAATGCCTGGGGTCCGAAAAACAACCAATATTGACCCCGGCCCGGATAATAAAGGGAGAGAGGATCATAGGGAATAATAACGCCAAAAGGTATATTAGCCGGAGTATATGCAACGCCCGGAGTATAGCGTGCTACTCCTTTAGTGATTCGTAACTCGTCTATTTTTCCGTCAAAACCGATAGAAAATAGGGCGCCTGGACCTATTTGCATAACACCTTGCGTACCTATACTTCCGACTAAAGTTACCGTTGCTCCAACAGCAACACCGTTTCTCCATAGTCCAAAAGTATTCCCTTGCCTAACAAAGGCGACAGCCGACCACGAGCCTATGTCTATGGTTCCAGTATTATCCGCTATTGCCTGCCCGCCGAAAGTTACGTCTAAACCGCCGGCTACTATTCTTATATCAAAGCCAACCGTGCTATTTGCGCTGCTAGAAACCATTGGCATGGCTGCCCCACCACCATTGGAGTTAGGATTAACCCACATTTCTACGGTAAAATCACCAGTGCTTAAATCTAGCGGACCATTCGCCGCTATTGGTGTGCTTACGCCTGATCCAAAAGCGGATATTCCAGTAAGACTGGCGGAACCAAATTTAGGGCTTATTGTGGTAAGTGTCGCGGTGCCAGTGGCTATCAGGCTGTTATTCACGGGAGAGCTATCAACTATGTTTGTAGAGCCGTTACTGCCGTCAAAATGCAATAAAAGACTGACGTTATTAATGAGAGGATCTTGCATACTTCCTGTGGCGTACGTGGTGGTTCCATTAGCTATTAACTGAAATTGCGTTTGAATCAACGGGTCTACTGGCTGCCCTGTATTACCAATCTGCATATTAGCCGTAGCGCCGACAGTGCCTAAATTACGAACGCCAACTTCTGTTAGAAACAGCAAATCATTAGCGACTGATTGTGCGGCGCGCGGATATATTGAGCCTACCGGCTGCGCATCAAGCAGCGCCATGTTCTGCGGATCGGGATCTATCTGCCACATTTGGTAACCGCCGGCATTGAACGCAATTAAATTTCCACGATAAAGAGCCAATGCGGCAACGGGGTTATCCCCGTAGTTATTAAGCCCTGTCGGTAAATATCCTGCGTTATTTGTGCTGCTCCAATCTATGGGGTTAACTGCTGCTGAATATCCAACAATGTCGTTATTGCCATCAAAAATATGCGATGCACCAATAGTTACGGCTATGGTATTAGGACAATTAGGATCTGTAACATGTCGGTCAACACATTGCCAAGACATACTGCATTGCGTAGTGATAAACCCGTTTTGATTTGAGTACGTGCTGAAATCCGCTACCGTATTCCCGATGGTTGTAGGAAATATCGGTGCGACGAACCCTGATTGCATCAAAGGGATGGCTTGCCACGTAATGATCGATGTACCGATGGCTTTCCAGGTTACGCCCCCATCAATAACCGTGGCTCCTAGCGAAGTCGGCCAAGTGGGTTCTGTGGCTGCGGAACTGGCGGCGGCCGGCTGAATGGCTTCAAATAGGAAATTTGTAACCGCCGAAGGCGATTCAAGGTTCCACGTTACAAGATCCGCAAAGCCAGCATTACGGCTGTTGGTACCGCTGCCTGCCCCGAGCGCCACTCTACAATGTGTAGCTCCGGCCGGCGCTGAGCCAGTTACCGATATCTTGCGATAGCCGAACCCTTCTTGTTCATTTTGCTTATTGCCTGTGGTGCTTACCAGTCCGTCAGCCGCGTTATACCAATTTAACTGAATCCAGATAGTTAGATTTGCACCGTTGTTATTGGGGTTCACATAGGCCGACGCAGTAACGCTTTGCCCTGGCGTCACAAGACTAAAGCTGGTCATGGTCGCCAAGGCTCCCGCCGCACCCATTGCAGAGCCGCCGGGAACCGATATGCACGTAGAGCCTTGGTACGGAAGGGCCGTATTGAAAGCCCATTGTGCTGTTCCTGAAGGGTCGGTAAAGGTCCATCCGCCTGCGCCGCTACCGCCCTCGAAATCACCGTTAGGGATAGCGTTAATAAATGCGCCTTGATTTGTGGAGGGGACTACCACCGCCCCTGGCGCATAGTTGGTGCCGGCTGCCCACGTTGTTACCTTAGTAGAAGCCAACGTTAGCGATGATAGTGTAGCGTTGCTAGTCGTGAAGATACCTGAATTAGCAATGGTGGCCGAATTACCATACCTATCGGTAATTGTCGCATTTAACGGAGACGCAGTAGAGAAAGGACTATTAGTACCTTGCGTAGTGCCTGCATCCGTTGAAGATACATCGAAATCGCCAAATTCTTGAACAATACCGCCTGCGATTGTAGGCCATACGGGCTCTACAAGTCCTGTATGTACGGGCGATCCTGTGACGGCAATAGCCTGATACGCAAAGCCTGTTGGCGTATTGGGTTCAATATATGAACCTGAAGTTATTTGTGCATCCGCAGCCCAAAGAGGTTGACTCGGGAAATCACGCACTCCTTGGTACGCCAGACCATTAGGTGTCGGCGGCAACACGATACTTGCGCTAGTGTAATCGGTGCTACTAGTCCAGGTCCCGCTATTCTGCAACCAATAGTGAAATATATCTAAGTTGTTGAATTGCGCAACGATATATGGGAATCCCATGAAGGGTTTAGCAAACCAAATCTTATTTACCGGTTGCGTTCTGTCATTCGGATCAGAAAGCACATTAAGCACATAGTTAGTGGGCAATGCGGCTGTCGAAAATGCGCTGGAAAAAATATTGAATTGTCCGTTTGCGGCAGCTAGTCCTACTGTAGAACTATCAAGCGTAGCTGCGCGAATCGTGCCTTCCCTGGGTACGACTGAACCATCATTTGTGACGTAGCCGTTCTGCAAATCATAAAGCTGATTGGCAGAAGCGCCGCCCTTCACGCGAAGTCGGTTTATGCCGCCTTTCAAAACGGTTATAGGGAATGCCCTCACGCCCCACCGCTGCCGCCACCGTTAAAGGCGATTAGAATAGGACGCACGGCCGGAGGAACCGCAATTGTGCCGGGCAGATAATGCGCGGTCTGATGCGTTCCGGCTATAAGCTCCGCACGATAGGCGTTAGCCTGTGCCTCAATGTTGTTTGCATCTGCCTGTCCATAGTGTGACTTGGCGTTAGCCAAGGCGTGCAGGAAAACCAACTCTGAATCGAGAGTAGTCGTGTCCGTCGGAGCGATAAACCGCGTCAGACCGAAATGCCCTTTGATCCACAGGAAATAGGTCTGATCGGGCATCGGATACAATTCTATCGCCTGACGAATATCGTAACGCGCCGGGCGCCACGGTTTTGTAATCATCGTGTAAAGCTGCGGCGGAATGCCTTGAATCAACGGATACCACACATTGCGCGTATCCTGAATCCCTGCCCACTCTATGCTCTTCAATGGGTCCATTGTGAAGTTGCATAGTACATCCTCATCGTTATCCTGCAGCGAATAAAACCGCTGTCCGGGATTTACTTTCCAGCGAAATAGCCGCTTTGTATGAAGTTGCAAATACCGGCGATAAAGATACGTCTGGGCGCTAGTCAAGAAGTCCTGCACTAGCAGCGCCATGCCGGGCGGCGGATTGGTCGCCTGATTGGCGAACCCTAACCGCACAAGGATGCGAGATGATAGAGAAGACATGGTTGCCGTAGGTACGACATTATCCATGCACGCCGCATTGTAATTGACCGGATCAAAGGGGTTGGGGCTATCCCAGGTCAAGCCCTCATTGACGTTGCGAGTGATCGCTACGGCTATTTGCGTCTTGCTGGCGGTCGAAAGACTAGATCCACCAATCGAAAATAGTTGAACCGACAGTTTGGCAAGCGTGGTCAGGGTGTTGAGCGGAACGACAATCTGCCCGTTCTGAATGCCGCCTAACTGCGCGCCTGCGCTCGTAAGCGTTACCGTGGTCCATGCAGCGCCGCTAGTTAGGTAGGCGAGCTGCGGCGTGCTGCCGTCGTTTGCGGCCTGTACGACGCTCCATTGCAGGTTAACGCTATCACTAGAAACGAACGACGTATTACCAATGAAGGTTATAGGGCCGCTGGTGTTTGTCGCAAAAGCGTTGGTCTGAAACCAATAACGACCATCGCCGTTTAAGGGAAAATTGACGTTGAAAGGGACGTTGCTATAGACAGACGGCGGCACGTTGCCGGCAACGTCCTGCCACGCATTGGGGTCGGTGATATCACCCTGACCGCCGATAACTACCGTCATAGCCGTCTCCTAACGAAAAATGGCCCCTGAGCTTGCACCCAGGGGCCATAACCTACCGTTTGACCGATAGGAGCCCTACTCAACTCAGGAGACTGTCGCGCTCATAGTGCTCACGACGAGCGCGTTTAGCAACAACCGGCTTTACCGGCTTCTTGCTGTCAGCAATTTCCTCTGCCTTCGCAGCATCAATCAACTTGCGCAGCTCCGTGATGCCTTTACGGCCATTGCCGAATACGGAACTAGCGTGCGGAATACCGCTCTTGGGATCTGCACCGTAGGCTTGAACCAATCGACTCAATTCAGCCTCAGCGGTGGGGTATTCCCCTGCCACTTCGATATATTGACCCAGCGGTTCAATATTGCCCGGATCAAACAAATACTCAAGTACCGGAATCTCCCAAGGCGGCACGGAGCGATTATGAGTCGTCTCCGTGCTGCGCTTGATCATCACTCTTTCATGTCGCATAGGGGCCTCCTGCGAGTTTAGTTTTGAATCAAAATCAACGATGAAGTAGAACCGGATGCCACAATCCAATCATTGCTCAAGGTAATGACCTTCGGCGTACCAAAGCCGATGGTTGCAATTACGCTGAAAGCGTTAGGTCCCAGCGGTGCGCCGAAAGTGCCCGTCGCCAAGGTCGTGCTCTTATCAGAAGCGCCGAACAGCGTAATGCTGCCCACCAGCGTGCCGGTGCCTGCAATCGCGCCTCCATTCATTGCAACTACCGATGCTCCCGATTCAAACGGAACCAGAGTCCCGTCAGGCTGATTGGAGAGCAAGTGAACGAACGGCTGACCGCCAAGCTGCCCCAGCGTGGTAATAGCCGACAGAACGCCCGCAGGAGTCGCTGCAGAGGCCTTCTGCGTAGACAGGGTGAATGTCTGCCCGGAAGCCGAGGACACGTAGTAAGTCGTGTTCAACTGCATGGAGATGGTCGAAAGCCCTGACAGGGAAGTCAGGAACCCGCTGGTGCCGGCCACCGAGAAGGATACCGCATCGCCGTTCGACGGAAAGTATCCAGGGACGGTAACCACTGTCGGCGTTGCGGCCGTCAGCGATGCCGCCAGAGGGTCACCGAAGGGAACCGGCGCCAAACCATAGGGAAGGTAGATCGGCTGAGTGCCGGCGGTCGTACCAGTAACAATGAGAACTTGCATGTAAATTTACCTCTGTATTCCGGTGACGATTACGCGATGCTCAACACGGCATGCGCATTACGCTTGCCCGTGGTAAGTGCCGCCTTTGCGGTCAGTGCGAAGTAGTGGACATATCGATCGTACACGCGCGGCGGAGTGCGATTAATCATCCAATGGCCCTGAATTGGACGCAGCTTCAGGAACTTAGTGTTCAAGAAGTAGCAGCGCTTCTCCCAAGGGATCGTCGGAGCGTAGAGGCCATCCAACACGGTCATTACCGGGTCCCAGATGATTTCCACGTTCTTGAAGTACATTCCGGTGCGGATGCCCTCGCCTACCGAGCTATCTAGCTTCGTGGGTGACGCATCGTCCTTCATGAACACCGTGCGGTTGATGGTGTTCTTCGCGTCCAATCGGTACGCATCCAAGAACAACTCGCCAACCAGGATGTAGTTCGGAGCCATGCCGCCGTATCGAGTGCAATCGCGCCAGGCGATTTCCATCTGTTGCGTCAGGTTACCTGCCGTAGCGGTCGAAATGCCGGTGATAGACGTATTCTGCCACCAAGTATAGATCGACTGATCCAGGCCGCCGACAACCTGAGAGACGGTCGGGGTCGTGGAGACTAGCAGATCAAGGCCGGGGATGTTCGTGGCCGACTGTGTGCCGTCGAGATGCAGCATGTAGTCAAAGTTTTCTTGGAAACCCAGCTTCAAGGTTTCGCTATTCTCTTGCAGAAGGTTCGTCAACTGAACCTTTTCCGCTTCAGACGGGACGCTAGACTTATCGTCAGTCATGACGATTCCGTTCTGCGCCAATTCGTCTTCGTTCAGTCCGAAACCGTCATGGAAACTGCCCCAGGTATATTTGGCCTGTTGCAGAGTGCGCTTGCGGTTGTACGTGACCTGAGTATCACCGAAATAAGACTGAAAGTTTGAATCGTTTGAATACCTGAGCTGCTCCACGACAAATTGTAAGCCGCCAACATAGGGCTTCTTCTCTTCCATCAAACGCTTAATTAACGGTCTGGCCACATTGACGTTATCAATGGGATCATTGCGCAGGAAATAATTGATCGCAGCCGTACCTGCGTACTGAATCTGTTCACTAGTAAAGGGCATGTGCCACTCCTGAAAATAATTGGAAAAACATTGCGTTCTTCCCAGGAGTGAGCACTGGAGTTCGTGGGTCGCCGACACCCACATATCACGGCTTACGATCGCTCTATTGCAAAGCCTAGAGCATTAAAGGGTCTGTTGTCAACTTTTGGATATTCGCTTGCGAGAATTGGAAGGCCAGAAGTCCGCCTTTGGTTTCACCCACGTGCTCAAAACCAGCCATCAGGTAGCAATAACCGGGGTTTTGCTTCGCGCGTACCTTGCGCGCGTCTACGAAGGTTATCAGTCCTAGAGGCGGTGGGTCCCATAACAATGCCGTGTGCGATACTGCGGCGCGTATCAGTTCAGATGATAGCCCTGCGCCTTCGTTACGAAATAGACTATTCACCCAAGCGCCAGCCCACGCATGCCGCACATATTGGGCAAAAGGCCATGACGTGGCCCATACCGCACGCGCGCATGGCGTTTTGAACACCAGCACCCGGCCGGGCGGGGTAAAACAGGCTGCGCCTATCTTTTGTCGATTATAATGTCTATCCGCCAATTCGCGACATTGGATGTCAGCGCGCGTTGCCCTTACCCATATTTGCGCAGATACGCTATCGCTAATTCCAACCCCGCAATGTTGTCCCCGAAGTGTCCCAACGCCAGATTGCAGCGATTGCATAGCCATCCGCGAAATGCTCCTGTCACATGACAATGGTCTAAGTGGATCTTACCCGGCTCTAATGGTCTGCCGTCTAACTCGCAGTATAGCGGTTGTGGCCGCGTAGGTTCCGGCAATCCGCGATATCGCCGTGCCTTAGTGGTTATATCGCTGCTGGAACGACGTTTCTCAGCACGACTTGCTAATATTTCGGCACGATTCTCATTGTAATATTTTATTGCAAGTTCCCGTCGTCGTTCGGGGTTTTCATTGTACCAACGCTTTCGGGCTTCGCGTCCCGCTTCTGGATTTGCTAGTCGGCGTGCTGTCGCACGCGCTTTGACTATTTCCTTATTCTTTTCGTAGTAGCGTCGTTTAGCGGCTTGCTGTTTAGGAGAATACATAGACTAAGAATAGAGAAATCTTAGACTGGTGTCAACCCTTCTTGCCCTTAGCCTCCGGCTTTTTGGCCGGTTTCTTAGGCGTAGCTTTCGGCTCTGGCGGCAACGCCGTATCCATTGCGGCCTTGGCACCGTCTGCCATGGGGTTGGATACCATGCCTTGTGGTGCTGGCATCGGAGCCGGCGCATGGACTTGTACCGTGTGACCTTCTGGAACCATTACCACTGTGTGCGCCATGTCTAGTACCTTGTAAGTTCCATTCGCTTCTTGAGCAACTCGGATTCGGCAAGTCTACCATTACCCGCCAGGATTCGCACTGCGACCTCGTAGCGTGACCAAATAAACTGACGAATCATATCGTTAAGAGTCTTTCTTAATTCCGGCTGTTCGCCCGATGCGAGCGCTTGGCGGAAGATGTCATGCGCCAAAACCTCAAGCCCCCAGCGGTATGAATCGAAATCCGTCAAGCATTGCTGATCGCCCAACTTCGCCCGACCGCCTACCGGATGGCCGGTTAGGTTACGATAGTACGGAGTCTTGGCAAAGTGCACAGGGCCTCGAAGCGCTGCGTTCGCAAGATCGGCAAAGCACCAATAGGCGCCCGTACGGGGCTGCAAGATGTCCTGCAAGCCAGCACGCCGATAGATAGCGTGCTCCGGCCATACGTGCTTGTGCATCACGAAGTTCCAAAGCTCATCGGCCTTGGTGAAGGTCTGATCTTCCGCGACGTAGAACGCATCCCAGTTGGCCTTTTGCTGCACTTCGTCATACAACTGGCACGGCGCGAAGTACACCAAGACTTCCGGGTGCGTCTCTAGGAAATCTATGCCTTTCTGCACCTCCTCCGGCAACAGGTAGTCATCATCGCCCAAGAAGGCACAATACTTTGTGCTAGCGGCCAGCAGTGCGGTGCGCATATTAGGGAACGCCCCAACGTTCTGCGGCTGGCGGATATAGCGTACGCCTTTCGGCAGTTCAAGAGCGCTCTTGCCGTTATCCGCAATGACAATCTTCGTGTCGGGAAAGTCGGTGACGGTTTTATCCAACGTCCATTTTAAAAATGGATCGCGGTTGTATGTTGGAATGCAGATTGTCAGGTCTTTCATGGTTTTCTTGCTTCAATAAGTATTGCTGACCAGATCGCGTATAGGTCCAAAGCGATCATGGCTGCCCACCAACCTGTACTCATGCCTGCACCGCTATGGTATCTGTCTTCGGCTGCGGCGATTGCGGATCAAGCGTGCGCCCATCATGATTCAAGCGAATGCCGCAGTTAATCCATGGTTGGATGCCGGCTTGGTAGGCAAGATCGGAGAATGAATAGTCCTCCGAGAGCAGATTATCAAGCACAATGCGACCAAAATAGAACTGGTGGAAATTCCCGCTGCCGTACGAGACTACCATTTTCTTTTCGATCAATGTCTCAAACACAATGCGCTCTATCTTCAGGAAACCGCCCGGCACGAACCGCGCCGGCAACATGCCTTCGGCCGGAATATGCTCTAATGGTTGCTGGATGCCATCGTTATCACGACAGAAAGGCATAGGAGGCTGGCACTTGTCTGTATAGAGGCCGCTCACCATCGGCTCCTCTGAATCGATCAATGCTTTGAGCTGATCGCGCGTAAAGCCGATATCGCTATCGATGCAGACCAGCGTATCAAACTCCTTGCGGCGCAAAAACTCATTCGCAAGCACATTGCGCGCGACGTAAATGTCCGACTGCCCGGCCATCGGCAGCCATCCGCCGTGAAGGCCTGTGGATTGCATCACCCCGGCCGTATAGAGCGTGACTGTGCTATTGCCGCGAATTGGAGTCGCGAGCAGAACCCGTCCGTAATCCCTCATTTGCTGCCCATCCCTGCCAGCGCGCCGCTGATCGCCTCAAGCATACTGCTAGGGGCCTTGGTCTGACCGCCCGCCGGCTGTTTACCGGCTCGTAGAGGCTGATTGGCAGGAGCGCCCTTAACTACAGGTTTAGGTGCCGCACCGACATTAATGGCTCTATACGCCTCTTGGAATTTCTGCTTCCATTGCGCTGGCGGAATAGATGCGAAAACGGGTTTGAGTGCTGGTACGAGGATAGCTTTCTTAGCCTCGTACTGCGGATCGCTAGCTTTCAGCGTTTGCTCAAGCGTCGAGAGGTCATTACGCGCCGTTTGCAGCTCTTGTGCGGCTTGCGCTTGACGCTGCTCGGCTTGCTGCGCGTTGGTTGAGAGTTCCGTACGGAACGTTTGGCCGTTTCGCGTGCGCGCAATTTCTTTAGCGTATTGCGCCGTGATCTGGCCCTTTGTAACTGCATCCTTGAGATCCGAATGTGCGCTAAGCGGATCGCCAACGGTACGTTCTTTACCGAGGAGTGTAGCAAGTCTTTCAGCAACCGTTTCCACAAGTTCAAGGGCTTTCTCCTGTTGTGCAGGATCGCGGCTATTGAATAGTGCAAGCCATGAAAGCGTCTCACCGTACTGTTCCGGCGTGGCTCCTGTGGCCTGAATGCCGTTCACCATGTAATCGAAGTTCTGCTTTACCTCATCGCGCTCGGCAGTGACCGTCTTGGTCGTATCAATCAATGTCCGAATGCGCTCCGAGGTTTCTTTCTTCAAGTCCTTCGGGATAGGGTCATTTATGGGATCTTTTTTCGCCGGCTCTTTGGTAGCCTTGGCAGTCTTCTCTTCGACCTTCGGCGGCTCTTCGCCCTTCTTGACGAATTTGCCGGTAGCCGGGTCCCTTACAGCACCTCGTGCTTCGGCTTCTGCGTCTGTTTCTTCGCCCTCGCCTTCCGGCTCATTGCCTTCTGAGGTTTCGCTTTCTGCCTCTGGTGTAGATTCCTCCGTAACTTCCGGGGTTTCTACTTCTTCGGTTTCGGGCGCGTCAGTGATTACTTCGCCAAGCGCAGCATTCACTTCGTCCATAACTGTTCGTTCTTCGGGCATGGGGCTTCCTATCGTATTGTTAAATCAATGAGGTCCTGCACCTGCGGGCGGAGCCGCAGGGCTCGGTTGTGGCGGTTGGCCTGGAGCCGGGGCGCCCACAGGAGCAGGATTAGGAGCGGCAGGTGGGGGCGGCGGTGCGTCGCGAGCCAATGCCGGTTGTACGAGCTGCGCGGCGGCCTCTGGGCTGATTTCGCCTTTGATACTGACGCTGATTTGCGGAATGATGGCCGGCGGTGGCCCGCCCGCTCCGGGGCTGCCTGGTGGCGGCTGGCGCGGTATGAAGCGTTCAACATCACTCTCATCACCCAAACGCAACATGGTCTCTTTAACCAGCTCGATAAGCGCATTTGCCATCGGCGTATTGCCTTGCGCAAAAGCCTGTTCAATTTCCTGCAGCGACTTCTGGATCAATGGGAGAATGGTACTCCATGCCTGCATGTCGGTCGCCTGGCGAGGCTTGCCAGTGCTGCCGGCCTCAATCGTGACTTCAACAAGAGTAAAGAGGTCCTCAATATCCATGCCTTCCGGCCAAAAGGCTTTTGATCCTGCTAAACGTTGCACGTCTCTAATCTGTAAGCATTGCAACGCCTGTTGTGCAGTGTACTGCGCTAGATCAGTAAGCATTCCCTCCAAAGAGTCTCTATTAGCTGTCGTGCGCGCTTGCGTTCCGCTCTGTTGGATGTTTGCTTCGGTGGCAGTCTTCGGATTACCCGGCCCGCTGATTGCGGCACTAAGAGCTTCTTGCACTCCTGATATTCGCTCCATGTCATTGAGAATGAGCGTTGGATCATAGAGCCTCATGTCAATGCCCTGCACGGGCTTAGGTGCAAAGAGATTAGCAAGCGGCGTACTCGGATCGCTAGGACGTAGTGCAGTGTATTCTTGCGACTTGGACTCGGTGAGTTTCTTAGCTTCTACTTCGTCCAACATGGTTGCGTTGAACAAAACCCCAGGGATCGAACGTTCCCTTGTCAGTCTGAAATTGCTGCGCGTACTCGCGTACTCGTCCTGAAGCTTGTATAGCCTCCACGAAAGGGACTGCGCATGACGTTGGCCATCCACTTCGTAGAAGGCGAAGTAGAAGTACGGGTAGAATCGGGAAGTCGGATATGGTGGCGGATACGGTTCTTTCGCCCATTTCTTCACTCCGTCAATAATGGTGCGGATCTGCTTATCGCGCCGATCCCAGATCTCAACCACTCGCACAAAGGCTGGAGACTCTTGGCTGCTAGTATTGGTGGTGAAGGACTGTGCGCTTTCGGCTGACACTGTGCCTTGCGGCAAAATGTTATCCATATCGCGCGTTGTTAGTTCCTTCGGCGCCCGCTGATAATAAATCTTCGCAGACTTTATATCCTCAACGCTCAATCGCTCAAAGCGCGATAGCGCATCGTCCTTATCAATGAAGATTTCATTACCAATCCAATCAGCATCCGTATAATTTTCTATGCGATTGATATCAGTCGAGACTTGAATATTCTCTGTCTCAACATAATCGATCACAAACATTTTATTGACTGCGAGTTCAAGTTTTTCCGATAGCTCATCTATTAGCGCTTGCTTCTCGGCAATCTCGGCGTCCTTAGCTTCACCTTCGGAATCTTCAATGAGTTTTTGCTGCGCGGTTAGTCGCGCATGAGTTTCTTGCGCATCGTTAAGTGCTGTTTCGACTTCCGGTTGCGGACGCTTCTCAGCTACGAATGTGGCTTTAAACCAGCCTTCCCCATTAGACAGGACTGAGCGAACCGCTGTTCGCGCAGGCTTCTTCAAATTGCCCTTCTTCCACAAGGAAGAGATAACAATCTCCAACGTTCGCGCGAAGACTTGCATCTGGTACGTATTTGACTCGTCTACCTGCGGAGCCTTTCTGACAGATACATCCGGGTTCCTGGCATAGAGTAGTGCCACCAGAATGTCGATGAAAGCTCCGATTAGATTGGTCGTTACCGCCCATGATAAGTCCGACGTGCCAGCGGCATAGCGGCGATCAATAGCCACCTGTTTACGAAAGTTTTCATCGAACTTGCGCGCATCGTCGTAGCACTTCCATAGTTTGGTGACAAGCTCTTGCTCGTCTTCATCTGCATCCTTATCGTCAGCTTTTTCCTGATCGGTACCATCGTCCTTACCCTCCCCTCCCTGACGAGGATCGGTTTGCGAGTATCCGCCGCTACCCGGCGTCGATGGGCCGTTTGATGCGCCGCTAGTCGCCATGAGGACTCGTTATAACCGGCGTGGCGCTAGGTGCGTGATTGACAATAATCTCAGGACCGGCTTTCGGTGCTTGTGCCTGCATCTTCTTAAATGCCGCTTCGGCCTGTGCCTGCATCTGTTCGGCTGAAGCGAAAGCCGGCGGCTGATCGTGCCTCAAAGGTGACTTGACGGCACCCTGCGCTGCAGATGTGTGCTTAGCAAATGCCGGCTGCATGTCCTGGTTTAGCTTAGCAGGAACCGGCGATTTAGCGCGTGGCGAATCGTGAGTCACTACGGGCGAAAAGCCGGGACGCGATCGGATCATGGGAACAAACCTACTTGAGTCGGGAGCACGATAGGAGTGTGACTTGTAAAGGGTGAAACTACAACCCCTCGCTCAATCAGTACCGCCGGCCATACATTCGTCTCAGTCGATAGAATCGTCTTGCCTGCGAGAATCGGCGTTGCCGAGCTTGCCACTACTGTTGGCAAATTAGTCGGAACGCCGGGTGAACTCATACGGCCGAGCGACTACCTGCCGCGCTGTACACAGGACCGGCAACAGCAAGGTTCTGCTCCGCTTGCACTACGGAGTTAATACCGTAGCTCGGCAACCCTGGGTTCTGTTGCGTTGAAACCTGTGCGGTTACGGCCGGGACGTTCAGGTGACTACCGCCGTAAGGGACGCCAGGTTCGGAATTGACTTGCGCCATGGTTTAAGTCCTCTTGCCTTCTGCAGTATCGTTCTTACGGCCTGGCTCGCTCTGCATATACGTAACTACCGTAGCAGCAGCCTTAAGCAATGGGTCTCCTGCTCCAACGTGCACTGCACCAGCAGCGACGGTCGCATTGCCAAATGTCTGATTCTGTCCCGGCGATGAATTTACTTGTGCCATTACAGGATCTTGTAGATAAGCCCAAGGACACCGAAATGGCTAGCAGCGAAGCCTACGGCTACGGCAACACCCTTGGTGTAGTGCGCCTGAATATAGGCAAACACTTTATTCTCGAAGGCCTTAGCTTTCGAGACATCCGTCTTGACGGCTGCAACCGCAGCGGCGACCTGGGATTCGGGAGTGCTCATTTAAAAATACCTCACTGCTGGCTTCTGGTTACGGTCATTATACTCAAGCCATTTTTCTGTAAATGGCACGAGCAATGGCCTTGACTCCTGCGATGGTAGGCGGGCATCCATCATTTTGTCAACCATGCGCCCAATCAGCCCGCAAACGTCCGCCGCATCGTCCCACCGACCGGCTGGGAACTTGACGAGCTGTTCTATGACCCTATCGGCCCACGGCCTCTTGACTGGAAAGTGAACAGTACCGGCCGTGGCCCTGGCATGAAATGCCTGCAGCTTCACAGCTTTATCGTCAAGAGATGGGAGTGATTCTACCGCGACGAACTTCTGAGCATGCATCATGGCGCTTCGGATTGAGGGGCCAATAGCCTTATCGATTAGGCCGCCTTCATTCGCCCATTTTACCGGCTTCCATTGCGTAACCAGCTTCATGAACGCGGCAATGCCTACATCCGTCTCGCACTGACGGGACCACCAATCTATCGCCCATAGGTCCCCTACCCTATCGACGCCCCACACTCCATGTTCTGTAAAATCCGGCTCCTTCTTGCCATGCCGAGGTTCCATGGTCGCATAATCGCTAGCGCCGTAGATGCGTAGCGACTTAGGGAGCGCATCTAACCCGTCGTAAGTTTTAAGCATCTATTCGTGCCAAGTCTGGATCGTACATCCGAAAAAGTTCCCTATTAAAGTGTACGCCAGTGAAAGGTGCGGGGCGTTGTTGATAAAGTGCCGCCCAAGTGCGAGCCGCACGAGGGTTATCGCGCCATGTGCTCCAGTGCGCTTTAGGAAACCATTCGGGCCATAGAAAGTCGCCCGGCTTACGTCCCAAGGGATCATCTTCCCGCTCGGCTTCCGCTGGAATGCAAAGAATCTCCCACTGCTGTCCGTCACGACAGTGAATGAGCCCGGACTCGCCGGCATAGTCCACTGGTAGTATTGCACCTGCTAAGTCCTCCTCATGCCATCGGGTTTGAATAATAATTGCCCACATTTTCGGCTTAGCACGAGTCATTGCTGTATCGATGTACTCGTTATAAATCTTCTCGCGTATCGTCGGAGAGTCGGCTTGCTCGCGGTTGGCAACAGGATCATCGATAATGATGCCGTCCGCGCGATTGCCGGTAATACCCGCGAGCAAGCCGGCTGCCATCATGGATGAACCGTTGGTTAATTGCCAGTCATCCACCGCCCTCTGATCCTCAAGTAATTGCGGCTTCTCGCTCCATAACGCCGTATAGCGCGGATCTCGCATGATCGATCGAACCTTGCGGCTCTGCTTCGCGGCAATTGACGTGCCGTAGCTTGCCAGAATGATCTGCGTATTCTTACGGCCCATCGCCCATGCGGGACCCACGACGCTTGCGTACGTGGATTTGGCCGATCCTGGTGGCATAAACACCATTAACCGGCCGCGCGGCGTCTCAATACAGCGTTGAATTGCGTTCATTAGAAGCAAGTGGTGTTTTGCTACTCGCGTCTCAATCGGCGAGTATGCAACCTTCTGTCTCTCGAATCTGTCCTTTAGACGCCCTGTCTCATCCTCCTCATCTTCAATGTCCAGCAATGGTACGCCAGGTATCTCAATCGCCTGGGAGAACTCGACTAGCGATGTTCGAGCGCGCTGCCGGCGCAACAGCTCGGCGGCCACTTGTTCAACCGGAAGCTCACTCAAGCAGTGGATCTACTTCAATGAAAGTCGCATCAATCGGCGCAAGTCTGGGGAGCTGCGTCTGATTGAGGATCGCCATTAGCTCATCATCGCTCTTGCCTGCCAGCAGCGCGGCAATCTGCCGGTTGCCAGGCACTGCGATGATTGCCTGATTGGGTTTCCCATGGCCTCTATCCAGGATGGTGTCTGCGGCTTTAAGCCGATCCTTATTTTCCGCGAACGGATCATTCATTACCTCAACCACTACCTCGATAGCTTTCTCGGTGTGCTGGCGGGCTAAAGAGTCGGCCGTCTTCACGGTTCGCCCAATAACGAGCGTGTGGTTTCGGCCGTGCCTATATCCGTTAACCTGGCTTGAGCGCAATGCCCTTTGGATATTGCTTCGAGCGCCTTGCCAACCCAATATAGAAAAAACTCTTGGACAATGTTCAACTTCAGTTCGGCGTATGCCGCCCTGGCTTTGTCGTCCTCGATAAAATTCAACACCACCCAGCACAGCGAGCTGATGGTGATATCCGGCCGGTTAAATAAGATCGCCGCACTGAAGCGATCGAGCGCCAACAGTACGGTGTAGAGATAGGTGCCTTTCTTCATTCGCATAAGCATACCCCTAGTGTGTGCCTAGGCACAAATTTTGCGGGTCCCTCCGCAAATACCCCCCGGCCTCTTTCTGTGTGACAATTTGTTCGGGTCCCTTTTACCGCATGCCCCTGGCCTTCCCCAATATGTGCCTAGGCACAAAATAAAAGCGCATACCCCCGGCCTGTTTAATATTCGCGTTGGGCTTGCAACAAAGCCCCGCTCGTTGCTAGCGCAATGAGCCTCTAAAAAGGGGCCTGCCCATCCCCTTTCGCGATTTGCATAATGCGAGCAGCCCTATGCCGCGCGCCCCTCCGCGCCGCCGGCCGACAGCAGCTCGCCGCTGGCGTATCGATAGCCAGGCTCGGGCTTGCCCGCCGTTACGTTATTTGCAGAGGATTAGTTGCGTTACAGGTCGTGTTACGCGTTTTCTGTAACAATCGTTGTAACACAAAAATAAGTCTTTGATTTATAAGAGTATTTATAGTCTTTTGTTACAAAGTTACAATAGAAAATAGAAGAAGTGAGAAATTCTACCGTAGAAAATGTACTTTCAGCTAGGACCGCAAAAATGGGGGGTTTGATTGTAACGTTGTAACAATGTAACGTAACTAGCCTCGCGATATTCTAAAAGTGTGAACTAAAGCACATTAAATACGTTGCAAACTGTATCACCAATGGGTATTATACGTTTTGTACCAATAACTAGTTGGCGTTCAACCGTGACAAAACAGACAAAATCAGCAACGCTTGACAGTCCACAAGTGCGGTTTAGCTGGGGTTTCCATGACGCTGTAACCGAGTGCGAGCGCAATTCCCGCCGCGATGTCTCAAATCATTTCGATGCTACGTATGCAGAAGGGTACAAGCGCGGCATAGAGGCGCATCGCGCAATAGGCGTCAAAGCCGTATCGTCCGAGTCCGCTTGGCAATGCCGCGAGGATAGCCGCAAAGAAGATGCTGCGCGGCGCAAGCGAATGCGTGATGCACGTCCTCCGGCAAGCACAGTGAGAGTATAATGAAACAGATCAAAAACGTGAACTGTTTCACTTTACTATTTGATACAAACTGTCCCATAATGCTTTGTGCTATTCAATAACTAGGAACCACCCCAATGACTCAAATTACACGTGAAACCATCGACAAAATCCATTCGTTGCTCGACCAAGGCCTTGTCCGTGGCCTAGGGCAGCCAGTCCCGGGGCAGATGTGTGTCGAAGCGGCAATCAACTATGCCTTGGGCCGCCCTCACGGCGATGATCCCGGCTGCGTTGCGCCTAGCCTGCGACGTTTGAAGATCACCCTTAATGACTCTAGTTGGTCCTCCAACGCCGCCAGATCTGAAGGCATGCGCCGCTTAGCCATTGCGCAGCTCGGCAGTAAGGACGTACTGGACGAAGCGCTGTTCGCCCGCAAGTGCGCTTTGAGCGTATCTCACCTATGGAAGATGCCGGACATTGTGCGTCAATACTTAGAGACTGGCGATGAATCGATAAGGCTTAATGCGCGAGCGCGAGACGCCCACGACGGCGCCGCCCGCGCCGCCGCCGCCGCCGCCGCCGCCTACGCCGCCTACGCCGACGCCGCCGCCGCCGCCTACGCCGCCACCGCCTACGCCGCCTACGCCGCCTACGCCGCCGCCGCCCGCGCCGCCGCCGCCGCCGCCGCCGCCGCCGCCGCCGCCGCCGCCGCCGCCGCCGCCGCCGCCGCCGCCGCAAGTGATAAAGTCTTGAGCGATTTCGCGGAGAGCATTGTGCAGATCCTCATAGAGATGAAGGCGCCAGGAGTGCAATGGCTATGAGTAAACGTACTGACTTAGATCGGCGCATCCTTGCACGGAAAATTCGTTTGCTAGAACGCACAGGCACCACAACCACCGAAGTGTGCCAGGCATTGGGCATATCGCGCATGAGCGGATATAGACTCGTTCGCGAGCTAGAAGCCTTCGATCAGGAGCATCAGGACGAATCACGAGCTGAAGGGCGGGCCATGCTGGCCGAATGGCGCGCGCAGCAGCGCCAATGGTGGAAGGCCGGCATAAGCGCACAGGATGCGGCCGGCAAGCTCTACGGCCTGTTAACGCCGTTCACCATTGCCGCGATGCAGGAGATATTTGACGGTTTCAATTTGGATGCGGCTGAGGTTGACAGCGATCCGTTGATGGAATGAGAATAACGTCACAAAATTAAGGAGTTTGGCATGAACACAAATAGAAATGAGATAATTGAGCGATTAGGCCGGATCGGCGTTAGTCATGATGACGCAATTGCCTTGAGGCGTATCGCCATGATGCTGCATCGCTGGTCTGAGTTGGAATGCGGCGATGAGCATGGCAACGCGATTGAGCGCGACGACGCTACCGGCAAGCCCTATATGACCTATGGTGGCGGCCAATACGCCATACCTGACCGCGAAGCTGGCGCACTCAAACGTTTGGCAGCCATCATGAAGCGCTATCCAAAATTAGTTGAGTACGTACAAAGCGATCCGCGCGGCGCACCGTTGTACATCTGTACCAAAGAACAGATCGGCCCTGCAGACATAGATAGCGTCTACAATCGCGGCGTTGCAGTTTATAAATAGAAACCAAAGGAACCACCCCAATGACTCAAATTACACGTGAAACCATCGACAAAATCCATTCGTTGCTCGACCAAGGCCTTGTCCGTGGCCTAGGGCAGCCAGTCCCAGGGCAGATGTGTGTCGAAGCGGCAATCAACTATGCCTTGGGCCGCCCTCACGGCGATG